CATCAGCCGATACAGCGGCAAGTCTATCGCCTTTTCCTTGCCGCCGCCCTCCTTGTACCTGTAAAGGTGCAACGGCAGTCCCGCCACAGCTTCTGACAGGATACGCACACAGGAATACACGGCAGTCATCTGCATCGCGCTGCGTTCAGTAACCTGCTTGCCGCTCGTGGAGCCGCCCATGTAGAACGCATACGCGCTGCCCGCCGTGCGGTTCTGTGGCTTATCCCTCGCCTTAAATAGGAACGAGAAAAGTCCCATCTATTGAATCCTCCTCAAAAATTGGCATAAGAAAAGCACCTACCCGCTTGGGATAGATGCTTGGTGTTGCGGAATTCTTCAAATGAAGAGTATTCCGCGCGTATCGTACACGGACTCCGATGTATCGTTGCCGCAGCGAATGGCTCTGTCCAAAGCCATGATTGTTGCGACCGCGCCGTCTATCTTTTCCGTGGATTTTTCTTTGTCCGGCTTGATGTTGCCCGCGGGGTCTGTTCGGATATAGATGTTATCCATCATCCAATGCAGCACGGGGTGGCCGTTGTGCGCTATCTTCTGTTCCAGCACGAGTTTCATCAGTTCCTTTGTCGGCGGGGACATATCCTTGAACCCCTGTCCGAACGGCACGACCGTAAACCCCATGCCTTCGAGGTTCTGCACCATCTGCACCGCGCCCCATCTGTCGAACGCTATCTCGCGGATATGGTATTTCTCGCCCAGCCGCTCGATGAACTTTTCGATGTAGCCGTAATGCACCACGTTACCTTCGGTCGTTTCCAGATACCCCTGCCGTTGCCACAAATCGTAGGGAACGTGGTCGCGGTTTACACGCAACGTGATGTTCTCTTCGGGTATCCAGAAATACGGCAGAATGATGTATTTTCCGTTCTCGTCCTCCGGCGGGAACACCAGCACAAACGCCGTAATATCCGTTGACGAGGAAAGGTCAAGCCCGCCGTAGCAAATGCGCCCTTCCAGCTCTTCCTCATCGATTGCGACTTGGCATTTGTCCCACTTCTCCATCGGCATCCAACGCACCGCCTGTTTCACCCACTGGTTCAAGCGTAGCTGGCGAAACGAGTTCTCCTCTGCCGGGTTCTGCTTTGCCGATTCGCAGGCCGCTTTGACCTTGTCCAGCCCGACCGTGATGCCGAGCGAAGGGTTCGCCTTCTTCCAAACGGCGGGACTCGTCCAATCGTCCCCTTCCTCCGCGCCGTAGATGACGGGATAGAATGTGGGGTCGATTTTCCTGCCTTCGAGTATATCTTTCGCCTTCTGGTGCGTTTCGTAGCAGATGGAATGTGTATCCGTTCCCGCTGTGGTGATCAGGAAGTATAGCGGTTGCATTCGGGCATCGCCGGAGCCTTTGGTCATGACATCGAACAGCTTTCTGTTCGGCTGCGTGTGTAGCTCGTCAAAGACCACGCCGTGGATATTGAACCCGTGTTTACTGTACGCCTCCGCCGAAAGCACCTGGTAAAAGCTGTTCGTTGGCGAATATATGATGCGCTTTGTCGCCGAAAGTATCTTCACCCTTCGGTTGAGCGCGGGGCACATACGCACCATGTCCGCCGCCACCTCAAAGACGATAGATGCCTGTTGCCTATCCGCTGCACAGCCGTACACCTCGGCGCGTTCCTCGCCATCACCGCAAGTGAGTAGCAACGCGACCGCCGCCGCAAGCTCCGACTTACCCTGCTTTTTCGGTATCTCGATGTACGCCGTATTGAATTGGCGGTAGCCGTTCGGCTTTAGAATACCGAATATGTCGCGGATAATACGTTCCTGCCAATCGATAAGCTCGAACGGCTTGCCCGCCCACGTGCCTTTGGTATGGCAGAGGCATTCTATAAAGTTCACGGCATAGTCCGCCGCCGCTTTGTTGTAGACCGAGTCCTTTGCTTTGAACTTGGTCGGCGTGTATTTCTTGAGCTTTCTGATGCCGCTCACCTCCCTTTATGATGTAACGAAAAAAGACCGCCTAATATTAAGCAGTCTTTTCTGTCGGTTGTTGTCGAATATTGTCGTTTTAGATGCTCGCACCCCACTTGAACCCCTTTTCTACCCTAACCTTGCGCAGGGCAACAAGGAGTTTCTCGAACTCCGACCAGGTCAGCTCGTAGCTTGAGCAAGCCTGGCAGATGGCGATGTGCGCATCTTTAAAATCGTTCTCGGTCTTGATAGCTTTGATTTGCTTGAGGTACTTTTTCATGGTCATTTCTCCTTCGCTTTTTGTAGGTGTATATTAACTCTAAAACACACATATATCCAGCGAATACCGCCACTATTTCCGAGAAATATATATTTTTTGCACCAAAAAAGCCGCCTTTCGGCAGCCTTTCTGGGATTCTTTTTAGTCCTCTGTTCCGAGGTTGTGGTGGTGTAAAACCGCAACGATGCTTTCAATTTCATCGCTCGGCATTCCTATGCTTTCGAGTGCCTCCCTCGTACCGCATTCGGGGCAGACGAGGGTCGTGTTGTCCAGCCTGGAAAGCGCAGGTGCGCCTGTGTACTCTTTGCCGCATTTCGGGCAGATGGTCTTGATGATCTCTTTCATTGGCGTTTATCTCCTTGATTTACTTTTGATTTTTCTAATGCCTTGCGTAAGTGTTCGGTCTTAAACCCGAAACTCCTATACCCTTCCACGCAGGTTCGGACATAGAAAAAGCTCGGCTCACCCAGCGGTCTGTCCTCGTGCATGATGTAGACGAACGCCTTGATTTTGCGCCGTTTGCCGTCCCAATCCTTAAGGCAGACCTCTATGTCCTTCTTGTAATAGAATGTCGGATACCCTTCGTAGGCATCGAGCCTGCGCTCCTCCGCTTCGTTCACTTCCCACACGCCTACGGGGACATACTCGTTTTCGTTCTTTTCAATCGTGAGGTAGGAGCCTGTCTTGCTACCCTTAAAAAGTAGCTCATATCCCTTAAGGACCGCCGTACCGATAGGTGTCGCTTTCGGACACCTATACTGCATCTGGTCGAGGTTGAGGTTGCTGCCGTATGCGAGGTAATATCTCATCTCCGTCACCCCCCTTAGCAAGCCCTTGTGCCGCTTCTAAAAGCCGCATCGCCGCGAAGGTTGCGGGTGAGGATTTCCCTTGCCGTTGCGAACTCATCGCCGATGAACCCAAGCCTTAAAAGCCATGTGCGCATCGCGTACTTCGGATTCTCGTTCTGCTGGGGACGGCTGCTCGCTTTGCTCACCTCTTTCGCCATTTCGGAAAGTGCCAGGCAAAGTTGAATGTAGCTCTTGAGCTGTCCTGCGTGAATGCCGCCTTTCTTGTCCAGCGAAGGGTTGTCAAACTGGAAGAGTCGGAACTCAATCGTGCCTTTCGTGAAGGTCGCGTGGAGGTTGGTCATGTGGTAGCGCGAACCGTTGTAGTGTGAACTTCTTGAACGGTAGCCATCGCTCTGGGTGTTGTACCAAATGTCCGCGAGTGCCGACATCGAAGTGGGTTTCTTTCTGTTGACTTCTTTTAAGAACTTTGAGTCTACCATCTGGCAATAATGGCTGACGCGGTAGCTGTCGAGTTTCAAGCTCTCT